GTCAGAGCATACACAAGGATCAACACGCACTTGAAGCGCGAGTTTTACCCCGCATTCAAGGAACCGAGGCTGATCAACGCTCGCGTTGACAGTTTCAAGGCTGAATTTGGGCCGTGGTGCGCATGGATGGAAGAACACATATACAGCCTACCCAATTTCATAAAGAAAGTACCCCTAAAGCAGCGTCCTGAGTACATTGAAGAGACGATAGGCCAATGGCCTGTCAAGTATGTCAGCGATTTCAGCAGGTTTGAAGCCAGTATGCGTACGGAAGTAATGGAGGCAGTGGAGTTCGTGGTTTATAGGCACTTTGGTGTGCCTGAGTGGATGTTGGAAGTAATCGGCGGGTTAAACCGCTTAAGGGCACGGGGCCGGCTGGCAGCGCAAGTTGTCGGCGGTAGGATGTCAGGTGAAATGAACACATCACTCGGAAACGGGCTTACCAACCTCCTCATAACTATGTTTGTGCTGGAGAAATCAGGGATCAATGGCTTTGTCATAGTGGAAGGGGATGATGCAATCTGTGGCGCTGAAAGGCGCCCGGACGAGGCGGATTTCTTAGAGTTGGGGTTCAAGGTGGTGTTCGAAGATACGCAGAACGTGGCTACGGCTGGGTTCTGCTCAATGTACTGGTCGAGCGACCGTGTACTCATGTGCGACCCATTGCGCCTAATGAGGCTAGGTTGGTCGTTGTCGTGCCCTCGCAACGCAGGTGCGCGCTTTGTGCGCCAGCTGCGTGGAGCCATCGCAACTTGCTTGGGCTACGAATTGGGATCCTGCCCGATCTATTGGGCGTGGGTCAATAAATTCTCAGAAACCGGGAGAATGCGCAACGAATATTGGGCCAGAGAAGAGCTGGCGTCATTTGGGGTGCCACACGAAATCAGGGACGAGTGGATCTGGATCTGGAAATCAGTGAAGGTGCCCGAACCAAGTGATGCCACGCGGCTCGATTATGAGTTGCTTTACGGTGTGCCAATTCAGGCACAAATCGAAATTGAATCTCTCATCACAGCCGGGGTGGATATAGACCACCCAACACTCAGCGTGATCTTTCAATCGAAGTACCCGGATGCCAGCCTTAACTGGCTGGAGTACGTCCGGTATTTCTAGCTCGATCGACCAATGCCGCTGGGCACAAAGATGCCGAAACGCCGAACAAAGAGCTCTGGGCCGCGTGTGCGTGGCCCGGTTAGCCCATCCAAGGAACAACTCCTGCGGATGATCAATCAATCAGCCCCATCCACCAGCTTCAAAGAGTGGATCGTTTTGAAACTACTGAAGCCGATGGGGCTCACGGCATTGCGTTCCATACGTGATGCCATCAACGACCTGATTCGCAAGCTAGAGCAGGTCTCCGGGGGTGGCCGCGGAAGACAAAGGGCACTTACCCAAGGGGGTGAAACCTTCTCCGCACCATTCTCGGTGGGCGCTGCTATGACCACCACGCCACCCACCTCTCATGAATTCGTTGAAGACGGAGTTGAGGGTGTGACACTCACGGGTGAGGAGTTCATGTTCGGGTTCGAGCGTGACAACTCACTCTATCGAGTAAAGTTCATTCCATGCAATCCATTATCATGGGCTGGTACAAGGGCAGCCAAGCTGGCTAAACAGTACATCGCGTACAAGCCAGTCAGCCTGACGCTGCGATACCGGCCATCTTGTGCAAGCACGACTACGGGGAACATCTTGATCAGTACCCGTAACTCTGCTGATAATGTCCCCACCGGGGCAATTGACATGCAGAGGTACTTCTTGGCGAAGAATGGCGCTTGTTGGACGACCGCCTGGGCAGCAGGTGAGTGTACAAGCCATGAGCCCATGCTACAGAAGTATTACAAGTTGGACCTAATGGATATGCCGGAGACGGGTGACTGGGGGTTCGTTGTCGCCGATAGCGTTAACACGCTCGTCGGCACACTAGGACTTGGAATGCTGTCAATCGAGTACAAGATTAAGTTCCTGGGCAAGCGCAACACTAACCTAGGGCTGGAGTACAGCACACTGGGTCGTGAGTCATTGAACATCGTGAATTCGACAATGGCTTACAACCATCGGGTCGGGACGATACTCTACCTCATCAACAATCTGGATGAGCTAGACGTAGGAGGGTTCCGAATGACTTGTGGCGACCGTCTAGTCGTCATAAAGAATACAGCCGGTACATCAACGTTCGCGCCGCTCGACACGAGGCGTGGCACCACAGATCTTATCAACACTGGTGGTGCCATAATCTTCGATGGATTCGAGCCGGCAGATGAGTACTAGGCGGCATTGGCCGGGCACGCTTGGGGAGGCGTGCCAAACGGTGATGTATCCCTGGGTGAGCAAAATCCAGCATCGCCCTAGCCATGTGTTGGGCCCCGACGGGGGAGAATAAATAAACAAAC